TCGGAATGACTTAAACGTAGATTCATTCGTCGTAACCCATTGATTCCAGATATTCCCTGATCAAAATTTGACTTGGAAATAATTACAGGATCTGATACTGTCGATTCTGTAATATATTCAGGTGATGCATTATTAATCCCAATACGCATAGTAACAGGGGAGGGTACCCCTGACCCTGTAGTGTGTCTGGGAAACATATATCCTGGTGATAATTGAGTGGGAATTACATGTATCCAATCACTGTCCAACTGTATGCCCTGTGGTCCAACCTGTCCTATGTTTCCAACTGGGCCTGTATTTCCAGGATCTCCATCTGCACCAAATCCACCTGTGATTCCCACTATTCCGATAGGGCCGTCTACTCCTCCGTTTGACACCTGGTTAAAGTTATGATTTAACTTATCAATTTTATCACTAGACCACCATGATATGTTATTCGGATCTAGATCACTTTTAAATAATTCCTTAATATCGATTCCCATTAATTATGCTTGTATTTTAACGTATATCTTAAAGTTATAAGAATACCCCTTTCGTTTATTATATATTAGTCTGAAACTCATTCCATCATTTTGATAATTCTGAATATTGTAATCAGTTAACTGTTTAAAATTGTCAGATTCAATTGGTACATTATTATCGAAAGAGACAAAGTCAGTAGATATATCCTTTCTTTCAATACCATATATTATCGTATCAGCTATAATAAATCTAGGAGTAATATTAGAATCATTATATATTTTAAGATCATCCAATAATGTGGTCTTGTCGTCATATGAATTTTCGACAGCAACATACTTCTTAAATTCGCGTAACATTCCATCTTCCAATAATTCAGATAATATAGCATCTGACATATACACGTCAGCTATCACTTGTACGTCATCTTCATGCCAATGTATAGTATGTGTACTTGACCTACTAAGTCTAATTCGGTCAAGGGACTCTATTGATTCCTCTTTAGTATTTGTATACTTTGTAATGTTATACTCGTTTTTAACTTTCATTATAGTCGAGGACATGAACGATTTCTTTTCTATCGGACTGAGAGTACCATTCACCTTGATGGAAGCTCCACCTGATATCGATTTTGTAAAGTAATCAGATGCGTACTTCGATTTAAATATGTTGAAATGCTTCATGTCAATTGCAACCTCATGTACTTTAGGGTACAGTGGCATCTTGCCGGTATTTGTTGATAGTTTTAATACGTTTTTAGAATCCTCTTCATTTACCTTATGGAAGAAATAATTATTAATGTATCCATATTCATCTGTATTTCCCTTATGTACATCAAATGTGATTGGAAGATTATTAAATTTGTTATAGACCAATTGACGGACCTTTTCATTAGACGAAAGTGTACCTTGTTTAATTACCTTGTTCTCTGAATAAATATCACCGAATGTTACACTGTCATTAAACAGTGGATTATAATCTCCGTTCATTCTTCGAAGGACTGTAATATATCCCCCATCCGTTCTATCTGCAATAATACTACCTATCTCATGCGAAGATAATTGATATGCACCGGGTCTATCTGGATCCTCGTATGGCATTATAAGGGATGGTTTGATTGTATTAACACCAGACTCAATGGATATCATGTAATCATTATATGTGATTATAGAATCGACATTTACATTGATGTATGTTACATTATCATGTGTATTGAATCGGGTTGCCATGCGATATGCATTAACACTATTCAGTAATTTACCAAATATATTCTTTCCGCCATCATGATATGTAAATTGTGAGTTTATATTTATCAGTGAATGTTGTGATGGGTTTAATCTATTAGTAGTAGGTCCACCTGCAACCCATTCATATGCCCATCCAGATACTGTAACAATACTGTCACTCACAACACCAACTACTCTAACTGCATATTCAGTGGTCCCTACCATGAATTTAATCCAAGAGTATCCATCGATATCGTCAATGGTGATATATTTTGAGAACATTGCTGTACCATTATCTACTGAAAATTGAGAAGCAATTAATGTTGCTTCAATATCAGCTAACGTTGTATCAAATGAAGAATTAGGGAAATCAATGAAGAATGGAATCGGTGTATCTATAATATCCCCTAATTGATCAGTTATGTCATTCTGAGTATACATCAAGTATCTATCTAGATCTGTAATACTGTTATCTATTATATTCAGTTCTATCATAACACAAATAAATTTAAATTTGTCGTTCTTGACAGATGTTATACTAACGTCATTTGACAATATATTGTTTCCGTCAGAATCTATGCCATTGTTATACGTAAATGCAACACCGAAGCTATAATCTGATATATTAACATCTGACAAAAACTCAGTTGGAACTTCCCTTTCAGTTTCCTTTCTTTTTATGTATTCATATCTAAGTCCCCTAAACACAGTAGATGAATTGACTTCAGTACTACTATTACTAAATTTGCTCCATAATTTTTTATTCGAGTTGTCGTACCATATATCGTCTTCTTCATCATAATAACCTGACCAATTGAAATACTGTTCAAAATAATTAAATGATGTATTTTGTAATTTAGATAGTGTTAAATGGTCATCTCCCACGAATCCAACATAGTTATTGAGATATTTCCTCTCAGAACCACCCAATATATTAAGAGGTATCTTATTTATATGAAAGTGTTCCATATTCATGTGTTCAGTATTCCTATTGGAGTTTACTTCGATATTTGGTGAAAGATTATCTTCGCCGAATGCTTCATTAACGTTTAATATGTATGGGAGGTTTCGTGCGTTTGATGCATCCTTCAATTTGAATTTACAAATGGTTGGAACTATTCTACTCAATATGGCAGTCTCCTTTAATTCATTTTCATTTAACCTGTCATACTCGTTCGATATTGGTTGGGCATCATTATCATTAATACCTTCGGTCCCTAATACGCTATCCAATCCAGTATAAAATGATGATAATTCGATAGAATCCACTTCACCATTCGTGTAATCCAATAGTAAATCGCCTTGATTTGAATTTCGGTTTGAATAAAAATCGAAATCGAAATCCTTAATCCCATATACTGAGAATCTCCCATGTTGTATACTATACGTCTCATATATCTCATACATGTTACTATTTGAAATCTTAACAGGTTTGTTCAATATGATTCTATACGTTTCCATATTGAACGGATCCCTTTCGATTTCAATAATACTAGCGAATACATCCGAATCCTTTTTCTTAAATAACTCACCTATCTTAACATTCCCTATATCTTTTTTGTTAACTAGGATCGACTGGCCCTCGATTGCACCGCCAACCATTGTATATATTTCCCAGTCACTAAATACTGTTGTAATCTGTGGAGGTACTATTGAATCGATAAGGCCTATATTATTTAGATGTGCTGAATCTATTTGAAGAAATTGCGAGACATTTGAGTTATAAACCCCTATCGCATTCTGGTTTCTTTTATTCCCAGCAGCATAATCTTCAATAATAACTGACGTGTTATCAGTGTACGTCTTGTATGTTATAATCTCACCATTCCTTATTGCTAGGGAAATAGCGGTTGCAATCTGTTGTAGACTACCTTGATTTGAAAAGTTGTTGTTGATGGCACTACCTGCAGGTATTGTACTATCTGATAGTATTGTATAGTCTCCTATGTTATAATCTGAAATTTCAAGTTCTGTTTTATCCGTTATAAATAGCCTGTCCCCATTTACTGGGACATCTATCACTGTAATTTTGATAAATCCCCTGTAATTTGGTATTATATTAGATGATACTATCGTCTTACCATTTTTAGCAACACCCATGAAATCAATGGCCTTTGCGTTGTCATTTGAAATTATAAGTTTATTGTAGGGCGTGTTAACTGCACCTTTAAGATTGTAAAATTTACCATGTTTATCCTTAACCCATCGAACTGACGGGATATCAAAATCATTAGCTAATGGAAACATATCCATATGTGATAAACCAACAGAATCAACATTATATTCTGTGTGATATGTATCTTCCTTTACATTAATCACGCCATGTCTGTTTATTCCTTCCCCCGTAAATGATCCTTCATCATGTGAATCAGTGTATAATCCAAAGTATCTATATATTTTATAGTCTTCTGCATTATCATCATCAAACAAAAATTCCAGATTTATAACGTTTGCTATCGCCATCTGGTTTCGTTCAAATCCATCAGTCAATGTCTCATTGTTAAAGATCTCTGGATAATCAACCTGTGTATAATATCCATCAAATTGTTCGGCCTTACTGGTGAATCCTCCATTTAGTACGTCAATACCATTGTATGTGGACTGTGATCCTTCTCCGAAGTTTACAGTAATTGCACCATTTGGAAAATTCTTGTCGTTTACATGTGTATTTAAGTACTTTCCTATTTTTGATTTTATACTTAAATCAAACGACTTAACTATTGTCGCATTCTTGAGAAGTTCCACCACTCTTGAATTTTGCCCAGCAGCATCTTCAGTATGCTCAGTATCGTAATTAACGTCTTCTACTCTATATACTATAAAATTAGAAGGAATCTTTTTATCTAACCAAATTGGAGCAAAAATAGTATATTGCTCATCATATAATTTAGTAATATTGTGGATTGCACCCTGGTGGTACTGATCCTCGTATTGTAATCCATACGTTGACTGCATCGCGACATCAGAAGATGTACGCATTACTTGATATTTTCCGGCAGATGGGATCCCTTTATAAAACGAAGCGATATCCTCAGAATATACACCATCATGTTTAATTTCCCTCTTTTGATATTCTATCCTAGAAAGTTCTTTATTTGCTCTAAACGAACTTAAGAACAAACTTCCTACCGAATCCACTATCAGTTTAACGTTACTTGTTAACTTTGGATTTGTTCGGAGAAGTGCAAATGATCTATTATCTGTTAAATTATTTGCAATATTTGTGTTAATTGTAGTCATATAGAAGACTCTTTTTGTTTAGATTATATATCACAATATCTAAAAGAGTCTTCTATGTTATTTACAATTAATATCCAGTAATATCAGGGTAAGAATAATCAACTGAATTGTCGGTTATATATTTTCTTCTATTTCCAGTATACGTTGTGCTACTGTTATAGTTAGATAACATTGAACTGTTGATATTATTTATGTTCTTACCTTGTGCTGTATATTTTGAGTATATCTCAACGTCAAATGTGAATTCGTCACCAAGGTTATCGATTATATCAATACCTATCTTCTTAGCATACGTTAGATTTGTTAATGTGTTTGAAACGACTCCTCCTACTCTCCCGGTACCTATTGAACCTTTACCATAATAATCGGTCATTCTATATTGGAATACCATATCTATTGTTATCGCGTTCGAATGTCCTCCCGCTATTACCTTCAAACCTTTCTTATTAGGGGCATTGACTGCAAGGGATTTAGTATTAAGTGGTGAAATATATGCGAAAGATCCACATGACCTTCCACCTAGTAAATACTGATCCTCTGGGGTAAATCCATTTTTAACAGTAGATCTAATACCCAGATTACCTTCATTGTTCAATGTTGATATCATTCTAAACGGTGTTTGTTTAGTTCCATCAATATCATTAGCACGTCTGGGGGCTGTTTTTGGCATACCAACTAGACCATTACTCTGTATTTCGACAGGTGTTATTGTAGGGATCCCTGTTCCACCATTCTTTAGTAATGGATGATCTTCATGTAACAATATACCATTACTATATAATGTATTAGTAACAATAGATACACTGGTAACTTCAGGGACAGTACTTGATCCCCATGTTCCGGCCCATATGAAATCAGTGTTACTTTGCGTATCATCATGTGGGTCAGAGGTTACACCATTATATGAAATATTTCCTAGAGAATCTACAATAGGTCCAGTTCCTGCATAATTATAACTTATCCCGTATTCATATTTATCATATCCAAACCCTGCTGAAACATCAATATCTCCATCGGTTCCTTCATCTATAACGTATAGGTTGTCATCGTTTGCAATGTTTCTAAATCTAGAATAAAGGAATTGTCCCTTTAATTGCGAAGATTGATCCGGTCCGTTATTCAGCCATGTCTCCTGTGACCCTTGGATATTTTGATAAACTACTGGAACTAAATCGTATTTACCTTCATTTGTATAGTATGCATCGTTACCATATTTTGGATCAATTGAGCCTATACCTGTGCCTAATCCGAATATTTCGTTACTAGATGATACTCCAGCTGGTTTGGTAGTGTCTCCTATTATTCTACTTATAAGTTCTAAATCAGTAGCCTTTGTATTTGATAGTTCAATTTTAAAGTTCTTAGTAATGATTGCACCTTTTCCATTTGTAGTTGGAACTTCATTGGTGTAATATCCTGCGAACAATTGTACGTTTGAATTGTTAGTGACAGGGGTGATGTTTCCATCCTCGTCAATAATTCTTACAAGCAATTCTCCTTGTGCATTCTCGATCATTCCTCGTAAACTCAGCACCTCATTTTGTAGTGCTAATAGTTTATCATATACTGATATAGGTGATTGGGCGTCAGACGTAAATCCTGATGCAATACTGTTTGCATTATGTGAATATCTCTTGTCACCTACTGTAAATTGATCAGCAACATGCTGTGTAATTCCAGCTGCTTCCATATCTTCCCCGATTTCAACACGAAGTAGATCTAGTTCGTTTATTCTAATAGCGTTTCCTAATGAATCCGTAACTATTTTTCCCTCAGGAAAGTTAATCTTATTAATACCTGACCATGTTGATTCTAATGGGTTTGAAGGGAATCCTGCCTCTGACAATGATTTAACCATAAACTCAACAGTTTCACCTGCTACTATTGGAATATCGAATGAATTAAAGTTAACAGCATCTGCGTCTTCCTCTCCTTCTAATATCCATGTAAACTTTCCAGCTTCATTCTTCTCTCTCTTTCTAACAGGACTTAGTACTTCTGTCCAATTTGAAAAAGCAGCAGTCTTTTCTGTTTGATTAGTAGTATCAGTAAAATTTATTTGATTTACCTCAGCGGTTTTACCCGATGCTGAAACGTATCTATATCGTATCTTAAACTGTATTACTTCTTGTGAAATTTCATTTCCAATTTGTTTAGGTTCAGGTATCGACCAGAATCCTCTAACTCTAAATTTAGGAGAAACTGTTTGCAATTCAGATGTTTCAGCAGACGTTTTAATATCTCTAGATATTGAAGCGTATAATTTCGATTCAGAATCTCTCCTAGAGATCATCGACTTAAGTTCGCTTCTTTGAGAATCTTTAGATTCTCTAGATTTAAATTTCTTAGTGTTAACTAATGCTTTTTTCTGTTTAATCGAATCATCTAATTTCTTTAATGACTGTGCTGTTGAAACCTTGTCCGATTTCAACTGAGTTATCTTATTTGTTGTTGCGTTATCAGTAAGATGTTTGTTAACCTGAACTACTTCAAAATTACCAGTATCTATTACCGGTGAATTTGGTGTAATACCAGCAGAACTAGGTGGTATGTAATCAACCTTTAACGATTTAATGAATTGACCAAAATCAGAAACCTCATCTCTATAGTATTGTGAAAGATTCATAGTATCTCCCTCATTATCTATTATTTCCAACTCGTTTGAATAGAATGCAACTCCTGGCGAAAACGATTCCGCTGGAATTTTAGAGTTTGGGTCGATTGGCTTTACAAATACAACTTGTCTTTCGTTATAACCAACTTTAATTTCAATATCTAAATTTGTATCAACATCCTTGTATATTCCGATTGAATTAGCACCAATCTTGATACTTTCAGAACCTTCTAATAGTAATAATTCTAATTGAGAAGATGATGCATCTATCGAAACAATCTGGTATCTTGTTATGTAATTTCCAGAGTTAACGATTAACGAATCATTGATCTTTAATGTTTCAGTATCATTGATCAATTTTGCTGAATCTGAAAATGTTAATTTATTAACAGTATATAGCTTTATGGTCTTTGTCTGTGAAACACCATCGATCGCATATGTCTTTTCAGCAGTATCAACCTTAATGACATCGAAGAACCCATTATATTGTATTGTTCGCATTGGCATATCCAATACTTCGGAATCAACATAATGTGAATATCTTCCATTCTTTATCTCATTGGTGAACGTGCTATATGAAATTTCACTGCTTCCTTTGTAAATTTCGTCAAATGCAGTAATTGCAGAAGCATCATCTGCATTAAAAATAAATCGTTCAACATATGCTCTTTCAGTTTCAACAGGGATTTGCCCAGTGACATCAAGATTAATTGTTAGTAATGGGTTTAGGAAGTCTTCGAAGAATTCGTTTAGCTTAGTACTAAATGTAGTAGGAGTAGCTAATGACGTTATTGATTTTGAAGGTCCTTTTAATCTCGCAGTATGGATCGACCTATATGAACCATCCTTTAATCGAACAGTCGAGTCAGATCCTGCAATACCACTAATAGAATTAAAGTTATTGTTTAGTCTTTCAATTTCTCTCTTCAAATATCCAAATGCTGGAATTTGAATTGTCTCCATTTCGTTAGTGTTGGTATTGAACAAATCAATGACTACAGTTTCCTTATTAGTCGTTATAGCTTCGTTAATCCTGTTAAACGTTTCCAGTGAGTTAGTATTTAGCTCTAAAAACTGTTCTAATAATTGTGATATTGAATTTTGTGCACTCATATTATCTTATAATTTCAAGTTCGAATGTCTTGTTTATTTGGTCTACACAGATTAACTCAACGTATGGCGTCTTGCTTAATAGATTTGAAGTATCTAATGTCGCTTTTAATACCCAATCGTTTTGTTTATCAGTATATATGTTAATTTTGTTATTTCCGATTAACTGTAATACATTTTTGAATGAGAACTTAATAGTTTGTCCTTGTTTCCATGTATTGATGCTATCGTCTAGATATATATTCAGATCTCCTGGTAACGTTCCATTATCGGTATGTATTCTTACCAAGTTAGTGAAGGGTCTAATTCTTGTAATCATTCCATTTGTTCCAGTAAGCGTCATGTTAAATGGATTGAGTGAATTTACAAGTGTTCCACTAACAGATGATATGAAATCATAGCTAAACACTTCGTTTAACATGTATCCTGTGTTCTTATTGGTCACCTTTAGTTTAGTAGGATCTGAATTATCTATTAATATACCATCACCTGGCGATAACACGTCTGTGTTGTACTGTATTTCTGTGGGTATTGTCCCATTAATTACCTGATTCAATCTGGCATTAACTGATGTTATCATATCAAGTATCGATGTTGAACTTGCATAATTCAATGCTGCATCTTCCAGCGATTTCTCTAAATCTTCAATCCTTTTTTTAAAATCAACCCTTTCCCCCGACGTCAACATAATATCCTCAACACTTTCTAGTCTTTCGACTATTTTAGAGTATCTTGCATTAGCTTCCATCATCAACTTAGCTGCGCTTTCAAGTGCAGTTGTAGTATCTAGGAAAATATCCATAGAGAATGTCGTGAAATCATTAATATTGGTTTCAACTCCAACATTATCAAGTGATGAATTAAACTTAACGTTAAGCTTTAGTGCAAACGCGTTTCCATTCAGACCTGTTATATCATTGGGTTTATACTTTGATAATTCAGGTATATATGATCCTGTCGTAACTGGATCATCCTTAAAGTTATCTAATAATATTATACCATATAGATTTGTACTTTTCTGTGACATGTTTGATTTTGAATATATGTCATAGTATACTAAGATTGCATTAAATCTAAAATCTCCACCTCGTTTTGAATAATCTAGAAGATTATTTAATTTAGGGTCTGTTATTATTTTCGAATAAACAGCTGGATCCCATTCAATACCATAATCATATGATGATATTGGGTCAATATCGATAGTACCTGTTACATTATCAGCAAGAGATCCCATTGATATATTTGAATCAGGATGTGATTGTCCTGCTCTTCCATTAATCTCACTTAATGGAAGATACGAAGTAGCGGTTGTATTATATGGAGTGGATTTAAACAGCACATCAGGTGTGTATCCCACAGATGACGGAACGTTAACAAACACTTCATTGTACGCATTTCCCTGGTAGTTTTTGTCGTTCGACACATCAATGTTTCCTAGGTACTTTACAACTGAATTGTAATTACTACCATTGTTCGATGAATCATCCGTCTCAGTTGCTCTAGAATATCCAGGTGATACTTGTTGTGAATTTCCAGGACTAACATTAAATGCACCAATATGGTTTAACCATTTAAAAAATATCTTCTCAGAATCTGATGAATATATTGCCGGATCAAAATCATCGTCGTTGGTGATAAAATTCTCAAAGTTCAATGCATAATTCTGTAATGACTCTGCAAAATCAACATTTGCATTTCCGTTAGGGTTATATGATGCAGCAGGATTTCCTCCTCCTTCGAACAATTTATCAAACTCGATATAATTGTCCCCTTGTGATGGTGTTGCCACTACTGGGATATCTACTAATGCAAATTTAGAGTATTCAAAATTGATATCTGGGTTGTAATATGCTCTAGTTAGATCACGAGCAGCACCTGAAAATGCATACATCGTTCCTCCTTGTTCTTGGGGTATTCTTATTAATGGTGTTGCCATTTTTTAGGTGTTTTATTTATTAATACGTTACAGTTGCATTCATTGCTGAAATGATATGGAAGATCGTTCCATCAAATTTACAAGTGATTGTTCCACCGTTATTTAATGAAACAACAGTTGCTGTGTTAAATGAAGCAGCATCAAATGATATAGTTCCACCTTCAGATATAAATGTTATTTCTTGACCAGCTTCTGCATTGTTCAATGTAACAGTTGCTGTAAATACTGTAGCATCCATGATATACGTTGCCGCATTATAGTCTCCAGTTGCAGGCAATGTTGTTACCGGTGTATTGTTTCCTGCTATGTTTTGGATTAAGGCCTTTTCTAAAGTTACCTTTGCCTCAAATGTTGCTTCTACTGACGCTGTTATACTCGTAGCATCAACCACAAATGTATCGATCGTGGTATTGTTGATTCTTAGCGCACCACCCTTAACTTCTCCTGTTAATGATAGGGTCTGTGCCGTTGTATCTAACAATGCTGCAAATTCACCCAATTGGGTGTTGATTGCATTAAAGTTATTGTTAAGCACTATCCTCGATGAAGAAACGCTATCTGTTCCTAATATTGTTGTTATACTTGCCATTTTAAATTATTTTTAATATATTTTTATTTACTGTGTTTTTATTTCCATTAACATCGGTTAATTCCAGTTCTACTGTATAATCACCTTTATGTTTAAATAGGTATGTCAGCCACGTATTATTATAATATATATCATCTATATATTGGCTACTATTTGTAAGTTTCCATGATTGCGACTCAATTCCAGGCATTTTTGTAATGTCATATGATAACGTAACATGATTTAATATGTTTATTTCCATATGAGTATCTATTATACAGATATCATTGTAATCTGGATTGTAACTCGTGAAATGTGTTTCAGAATTAACTAAAATATCACCTCCTAATATATTATCAAAACCAACTTCAGAAAAGTCATGTGTTCTTGAGGGTTCTGACGCAACGATCAGAATGTAATCACATATATCCAATGTACCATTATTATTGGAATCGATCTCTATTGGATTATAATTAAATTTAGAAAGTATAGGGTAATCAACTGCATCTAGGTTTGATAACTCAGATGCTATCATGTTCCATGCTGATAAATCAGTGTTATCTACAGGGTACTGTGATAATATAGTATACTCGTCCATTATTTCGATGTTAGTGTTCACATCCTTTTGTTTGATATAAATCTTATGTCCATTTGAATATCCACTACTTGACATTAAATCTATCTTAAACGAAGAATTGATATCTCCGCCAATTCGCATCATGTCCCAGTTAACTTCAGGTCCATCATTCCATGAATGAGTTCTTAGCTCTTTCCATTGATATGGTCCAGGGGTTTCACTGAATCCTGTTGTTGAATTTGAATCAACATATCTTCTGACTGTTGAAAATTCTTCACCGTTGTCACTGTCATTTGTATAATTAGATCGATCTAATGTTAAGTAATATGTCGCAATGATACTATCAACGTCTGCTGTGTTTTCCCTTGACCAATCCCATTCACTACCGGTCATATTGTATGTATATTTGTATTGATTCCAATTTAACTTAGGAAGCATCCTCTGTGTTAACCCATACACTTCAACATTCTTATTCTTTACTTCGAAATAATTCTCTTCCCTCCATCTACTTCTCACGTTATATAGATCAATAACCGCAAGTTCTACTGAATACATTCCAGCGTATGGCAATACTATTGGAAATTCCTGATATTGAGGGTGAAATATACCGGCATCCCAATATCCAATATCCCCTTTAAATGTTTTTAAATAATTGTTGGGTCCACTTATGATCCATTCCATTTCATAAATGCCCTGCTTCCACCATGTCTCCCATGTTAACATATGGTTTCCAGTGTTCTCTGCATCAATGTACGTGAATTCAGCTGAATCCCATGTATCTATAAACGAATTTGCATTCAATACAACAGGGCATCCTATTGGTATACCTGTGATCGTATTGAAGGTTGACATATCAGTATCATGGTATTCGCTATAAAACGATGTGATCGACTCTGTGATTTCTTCCCTATCAGTCTGTCCAATTGCACCAAAATCCTGATTAATTCCAGTTAATCGGTAATCGACCTTTCGTAGATCTTCAATGAATAATTGTTTAGACTGTGGAAACCTGCTGAATTCAATATTTGAACCTGCATTTTGGGTCTTTATTACCTGTTGATTATTCCATACGTTCTGATTAAATTGAGAAAAGTAATCGCCTTCCCCCGTTATATCAATGATCTTCGCCTGTAATGGTAAAAAATCTTTCTGCAGTTTTTTCTTTAATCCATACAGTTTGATTAGTACTTCGTCAGGTGAGTATGCAGACGACTCTTGTGTCGTTGGGATATCCCACACATCAACATTACCATCCATCTCATTTAATCGATATACTAAACTAAATCTACTCGTTTTCTTAAGGTTTGAACTAGGCAGTTCCTGTCCTTTGTTTTTATTAGCCAAGAAACCAACTGTATTCTGATTTGGAATTGCAACGGCCTTTAACTTTCCGAAGTTTTCAGATTGTTCGTTTATATTCAACCAATATTCCTTTATAGTTATTTCGTCATATCCAAAGAAATCAATTGCATTCAATAGCGCTTTATATGTACCAACAAATGGCTTAATATTTGAGGCCTCTAACAATAGTTCCTTTCTCTTCTCATTAAGTAATAACCAATCAGGCGCTAATTCTTTAACATCAGCATCTTTAAGTATTTTATATTCCTCAGGTTGCAGGGTCATTCCTATATTTGATAATAGTACTGCTAATCTCTCGTCTTCTTCTTCAGTTTCTCCATATATTCTAATAGTAGCTATTAGTTTTTCATTTCCCTGTGAATCTATTTCAGTGATATCCAATAGTCTTGTATGGAATGTATCCTCTTCACTCATAAGGGCGATGTTACATTTGATAGGATCTAATGGTAGATTTGTACTAATTATCTTAAACCCTTCCGAATTACTCCCAGTATTATATGATGAGTCAAGAAGATTTGCATTTAATGCAATCCTTTTATCAATCTCCAATCTCCCATTCTTGCTAATTGCGTCATACATGAATATATCTTCACTGAATTCATATCCACTAAAAAACTTAAAATTAAACAAGGACACTCCAGTGTTCTCTGATATTGGTGTAATATAGTTAGTATCTCCTAATGCACCTTGAACCTCCTCCAAAATGTATAATGTAAGTGTTTCGTAAAGTCCAGTAGATACCTTTGGTAGGTAACAAACTCCTTCCCATATTTCCTTATCGGAATTATATAGAAGGTTTAGGTCATTTGACTCGCTGTCAAAGAATCTTAATTTTTGATATGCCATTTCTTACTTAACTTTTTTATCATTCCTTCTAGTAGTGAATGATTTATATGATTTTAAATATGTAACTGAATCCACCCAGTCAGCAACGACGTGCTGGATCATTATTATGAAGTCATTCATTGTGTTATTCCTTTGAATATATTTAGAAATAGAGTTTGATAATATATTTGTCCTATAATCGTTACCCTTATGCTTTCTGTCGTCCATCGCTGACAACTTACTATCATATGACTTTACCTTACGTACTTTAAATAAATGACTGAATAAATCCATTATAATCCTTTTCTATTTTTAGATTGTATTTGAGCGAATATGCTATTATGGACTGCAGGCTCATCGAAGTATATCGATAATGCTGCCATCTCGCCCATCATTGCATCGTCAAGTACTGCGATACCATCCCTGTCTCTCCATCCGCCTCTGAATAATGCTACTTCTTCCTTCTCCAGGATGATATCCCCAAATGAATCGAGATTTATTACGCTCTCGGGCAACGCAGCGCCTTGTTCAAAATTAACTCGGTTTGTCTTAACAGTCCTCTTAAAGAATACGTATTTCTGTTTCCCATTTCCAATATCCTCAAGAACGGGAGTACTTGGTGTTACTATTGTTGTGTTGCTAGTATAATAACCAAGTCGTCTTGCCTTTTCTTCAGTTTCTGAAACAAATCTAACATTAACTGAATCAATTCCCTCGATTCCCTCAAGTAATGCAATGATGTCAGATTTAGGTAATCGGTCTCTTCTTGTAATATTGATTAAGTAATCAGAGATTTTAGCCCTAATACTAGTATATAAATTTGTTTTGGAGTATCCTTCAAAATAACGTATCTTTATATCCATTCTAAATAATTGTGCCTTTGGCTCTACTATCTTAACTTCACTTGACATCATTTGTTGTCCACTGTTTTCAATAGTTGCCAAGATTCCATTAACTTCTTCCTCTGAGAAGAAGAATTCCTCTTGGTTTATATTGAAATAATCATTGTTGCTTGAAAGTTTTCTGGCAGTATCAGGTAACATAAATAAATATATAACATTATCATCATCAACATAGCCATCATCAGTTGTATTATATGCTTCCAGATATGAAAACATACCGTATCTTGAAAGAAACGTCTCATAATTACTTGGAGTGGCTAGTACGAACGAATGGCTCTGTAGTGGTGCAATTAATTTAGTTAATTCAACTGACTCTGGATCTGATCCCATTGATGGTGACATCGTGAATGCAGATTCTAACATTTTGTTCAAATCATATGAGTTCCCTAGTGAATCGAATCCTTCGGTCTCGAATTTGAATGTTAAATCCTTTGAACCAGTCAGATTCCCTTTTATTCCATTAGTAGAAAGGTACTCAATACTTATTGATGAACCTTCCATTGGGATTTTACCGAATGAACCATTTCCGAAATATATGTCCAACCCTCCTGTGATTCCAGTCTTCACAAGGTATCCTTTACTGTTTGAACCCATGTCATATAGCGAACCATATTTTGTCCATGGTTCTCCGTTCACAGCGACTTTAACTGAATGGTGATCTGTATTTTTTTTGGTAACAATATTAAACGATTGTAGATTAGTCCCAGTACCTGTTACTATTTGTTGTTCGATTGTACCCTCTACTACTGGAATATGAATATAGCTAGAATTACTTTTCTCTATTCTAAATTGGTCAGTGTTTGTTTTTAATATATATTGTAGTCCGTTTTTGCTTGCCTTGATGACAGAATTAGCAGGGATATTTAACGCATCTCCGGCTATATCATTAAATGCACTTGTATTTAATCTCACCCTGATCTCTCCACTTGCTGAAGTTCCTCTAAATGCGTCATGGCCTGCAAGTCTCGCTAAACCATATATTGATTCAGGATTTTGGGCTGTTAATATGTTCTGTTCCACTGTAGCATCCTCTATATAGAAGAATACTAGGTTTGTTAATTCAGCAAGTACCTCTAGTATTTGTGCAAAGGGTGATGCTGTTGTAAATAGTTCCCCAGTTCTCCCATACATTCGACTAATATACGTTCGAGTATCGTCGATCATTTCTCTAGACTTTATTCTAGCGGTTGATAAAAATTTAAATTGTGCCATTTTTGTTTATATTTTATATGTATAGTCCTATACCGTATTTATTATCAATTGATATACTGACATATACTACATTTCTTTCTGTTTCACTAGTAAATTCAACATCTACTTTAACTGGATATTTATTAGATAATGGGATATGTTCCTTGATACCACCTGATATAACACCCTTTATCATACTATCATTATACATGAATGAATATACATAGTCTTCTAGGTTCATTCCGAATCCCTCACTACCCATAACGTCGCCCTTTGTTGTAAACAATAGTGTTTCAATCTGAGTTAACATCATTGACATCTCCTCATCTACTTGCAATTGATCGTTTCTGTAGTTAGGATCCCCTAACACCTTTGTATATAGTTCCATATTATTATATATTTGTTTAAGAATGCATCATCCAATCAGTGCCTTCATCACTCTTTATTTCTTCTATTACTTTATCTAACTCCTCCACTCCCATGTCCTTTATAACATCTGGATTAATCGAAATGTTACCGGGAAGCGTATACCCGAATATTGCCAATTTCTGTCCTAGAGAAATCTTGATCTTAGCTGCACAATATCTGAAGAATATTTCATCATCAAATAATGCACATTCGGGAATTGTTTCATATACTTCTAAAATAACATCTCTCGATGGCGATTCTCCGGTGAATTTTAATTCATGTGTTAATTGACTATAATCATAACTTAGAGGATTATCAATAATTTGTCTTGCCAAATCAAAGAAACTCTGGTTGATTACATAATATTGAAGGTTCTCAGCTCCAACTGCAGCTCCAGTTCCATTAGAACCACCTGCCATCATTCTCTCGACTGCAAAATCACCTTGTGTAAAATTAACATCTGTAGTTCCGCCCCATTTTGATCCAGTTTCACCCAAACCATATACCGACCATACTTCTCCACCGCCTGCTAATTCACCAGTTAACTGCATCGAAGGTAATGTAAGACTTCGTGTTTTCTTGAAATGATCTGAGCTAAATAATCCAATAGGTAACACCATAAAGTTTTCCCTTACTGAATATTCATAATTCTTATAGAACCATTTCTTTGCACGCTTTACTATATTGTTAACTTCCTTCCTGGGTAGATTCATAGGAATCATACATGACCCAGTTACTTCGTCGGCTAATTCCGTAACGAATGCATCGAAACATGCAGTATCCCATGTTGGCTTCTGTAAAGCTCCGTTATCTCCAATAATTATATCACTCATCTGTTTATTCTTTTTTTATATTATTTTATATTTAATGATTTCAACATCATTAAATTTCGCTAGTTTTTTATCATAAGATCCTTCTCTGAATATCCCTCCATGCATGGTACCTTTAAATACACCCTTACCGAATAAATAACAGTCATGTAATATTGTACTTCCATGAACATAGCATGATTTAAGCTTACTACTATTGATTTGAGTTGATGAGTACATATTACAATATGATATATCAGATCCATTGATATCACATGAATACATATCACAATCTTTGAATTCTCCCCTTAGAAAGCAATTGACAAATTCATACCCAAAAAGGTCAACACAATATTCTAACCTACCATTAGATACCTGTATTCTCCCATTATCTGAATCGTAATTTATATGACCCTTCGATAATGTTCCATGTGTGAACAGTTTAATAACTTGTTCCCTGATGTTTGGCCAATATAGATCAACGATCCTTGGATCATCGTTCAAATCAACTGTGAATTTAACATCTTGCCAGTTTTCTGAGATTGTCTTCCAGTCGTGTCTTGCGTCAATTATTCGTTGATTGGTTGAGATTATTCTTTTAAGTTCGATCCTGTTCAATTCAGTAAATTGGCTATTTTCGGTTGACTTCCACATTTGCATTAAAAACACGTCTACTAAATGTAAGATAGAAGATGTTTTTTTATGCCAATCAGTTCCACCGACATATCTGAATTCTAGATAATTCTTAATTCTTTTTTCAAAGTTTATTCCATAATACTTACTATTTGGAAATATGAAGTTTTGTTGATTAATCTGCTGTCCATCAAACCACTTTGTTTCTTCCTTCGGAAGTACGAATTTGATGGATTTAGCATATGCTGAATCTTTCCTAGTTGGAAAGAATTTGAATACTTGATCCTCATTAAAATCAAGGATGAATTTAAGAACGTTCATCTGAGATATTCTGTTCTTATTCTCTATCTTTGATTTATCAAATGACAGGTTCAAATGTATCGATGATCTGTCTGTTGTATAGCCGTTTTCATCGATCCATCCACATACCTTAATCAACATCAATCTAGCTGCAGAATATGGAAGAGGGCCAGTAACTAATTCAAGCAGCTTTAAACCGCCACTCATATCTGGTTCTATTTTGAATTCATCAGATGTTACCTCGAAGTCACTATGTGCTTTCTCTTCAACATGAATCTTTTTGCCAATCAGTTCAGCTAATGCCTTTGCTGATTTGCTAGCGCCTAAATCTGAATAGAATTCAAATTCAACACCAATTAGTGCGTTCTTTAAAACGTTTCCGTCGTTAATATTGTTCATTTACTATAGATATATTACTTAAGTTAGTTTATATATCCTAGTTTATAAACATCTGTTAGATAATATCTAACTCTTTCTCTAGTTTTATCTTTAGTTTTGATACTTGTGCACCTAATCTAATTGCATGATCTCTAGGGCCATCTACATTATATAATTTGTATGAACTAACCTTGCGTTCCTTTGCTGTAATTCTTTTTGAATTAAAAAGATCTTCATTATAATCATAGTTCTTATCAGCACCTCGTTTAGTAATCTCATCCCATGATGGCCATACGCTACTTGGATCTTCATCGATTATTAATTTCCATATGTCGTCATCAGTAAGCTTAGAGGCTATTTCTGCTCCCTTGACACTTGTATTGATTCTTGTCTCATATGAATTAATCTCATTATTTATCTTTTCGATTTTGGTCATCTTCTTAAGTTTAGCATTATATTGCTTAGTTAATTCAGATATACCAGTCTTTGGCAATTTAGTCTTTGTAATGTATCTATAATGCGCCATTTGGATATTCCAACCTCCTGCAATTATTGCTTCAGTATCCAACGTATATTTGATGTCGTCTCGCATTATAATCGAGCTTATCTTAATATTTCCCTTGCTTGACGTACTAGCATTAACAGATACTAATGAATCTGAGGGGCTCGTATACTTTTCAATAGATTTAATCAAATCGCTGATAACATTCATCCTAGCGTAATCTCTGTCAAACCTAGTATACTCTCTGTCCGGAAATTGTTTATTGAATAATTTCTCTACCCTGTTAACCATTTGTAAAACAGTAGGTTCAATCGAATCAAGTATCGAGTCTATTATTTTGTTACTATTAGATTCGTTAATGAATTGTGTATATGATTTAATTTTGTCCATGATATATGTATCTTTTAATTATATGTAAATATAAACAAAATAAGTGATCTAAAAAAACTTTAGATCACTTATTTTAAAATAGTTATTAACAATTATAGTTTTAAGAAAACTTTTCGTGTTTCTACCTCAATCCTAGATATTTGTACAGTTATAGAATCATTTCTTTCAAGTGAATCTATATCTATTACATCTGGTAATTCTGAAATATGAAGTAATCCTACGATTCCATCTCCAATATCAACAAATACACCATATTCCTTAAGGGATTTTATAGTTCCTACTACCTCAACTGGAAACGATTTATATTTCCCTGCAATTTCTTGCCATGGATCTACTGTTTCGATTACTTCTAATTGAGTAAGCGTAATTTTTTTATCGCTGATGATTTCCTTAACTTTAAATTCAATTTCTTCACCAGGCTGAACTTCTCTTGCTTTATGTCTTATTGCAACGTCAGGTAATAGGTCATTCGCATGAATCATTCCCGTTAGACATCCGTCAAATTCAACAAATATTCCATACTTGGCAGAACCTGTAACTTTACCAGTCATCGATACTCCAATGTTACTTCTAAGATCTTCAACCTTCTGTGGAATCATCGCCTGTAAATATGCACGATGGGATACGATTACGGTTCCTCTGTCCTGTGAATAACTCATAGGTACTACATACATTTCAGTGTTTAATACTGATTCGAAATCAGCAAGTTTATTAATTCCAGCAAGCGAACCTGGCATGAAACAATCAACGCCTTGTATATTAACAAAATATCCTCCATTAGGTATCATACCTGTTACTTTAGCAGGGTATGCGATTCCACCAGTTTCTATTGATTGTAGAATATCCTTAAGTACTCCAGCCTTTATTCCAG